AACCTTCTGAAGGCATATAGTATTATTGGTGATAGGACTGACTTCAAAGGTCAGAGTATGCTCAGATATCGAGTTGCATCTCATGATCCAATGTGCGATACTAAAGGAAACTTCTACCATTATCACTGGCAATCATGATCAAGAAACTCAAACAATTTTTTGAGACACAAACTTCTCTTCTTAGAAAAAAAGCAGGTGTCTTTAAAGAAGAAGATATTGAGTGTGCAATCGATGAACAACTAGTTGATTGTAAAGAGATTGATGAGGAGCCATACGTAGGTGTTCCTGCACCTGCTTTGACCCCTTATGATGATTGGTTCTCCGAACCTGTGATTACTTTCAATCAGCAAGACTACATGGAACGCGAAACCGAAGTCAAAAAACAAGAGGCAGCGTTCATCGGTGAACCTGAAAACATCCATCAACTGATGTATGATATTGCAACCAAGAGTTCTGCTACAACTTTGCAGTTAGATCCTATTGGCGGTTCAGAAAACTTTCAAGGCGGTTCCGAAAATGTCCATCGATGATTGGCGCTACGAAGACGAGAAAATGAAAGTACGTGAGCAAGCACTAAAAATCCTCCTCTCAAAGTATGGAGGTCAAATGGATGGTCCCAGTCCTAAATATTCCAGTCAATCAATCTACGAGTGTGCTCAAGACTGGGTGTCGCAAGGCAACATGCACTGCGCGGGGATTGTAAAATACTACGAGGCTTATTATGCAAAAGGTAATTAATGTTTTAGCAGTTCTATCATTCGTGGGAACTGCTGGTATTGTCGGTGGAGGAACAGTTGTTTATCTCCAGCGTGATGCTATCATCGAACAAGTTAAAGAAAATGTCACCAAAGCAGCAATGGGTGCTGTTGGAGAAGCAATTCCAGGAATGTTAGGTGGTTCTATGCCAGAACTTCCTGGTGCCACTGGCGGTGCTATTCCTCCTACAGGCGATATTGGTCTTCCTTTCTGATATGAAAAAAATTATTATGAGTTTGCTGGTAGCAGCTAGTATGTCTGCTCCAGCACTTGCTGATGACTCTAAGATCACCAGGGGTTATAATACTATGGATTCTATGGGGTGTATGCTACTACGCGAATGCACTGATGGAGTCGAACAAGTATTCAGTGTCGGTGATATTGCTGATAAGTATCCCGATAGTGATTTTGGTGTTGTTACTGACGAGTTCCACAGAATGCTCGTTGCCCTTGATCAGGTCGGAGTTAAGGTGTTTCTAGCAGATGAAAAGTATTTCCCTGTAGGACATCGTGGAGTATATCATACAGTAGGTAATAACTTCTTCCTTAACGAATCACATATGCATCGTCCTGGTGTTCTGATGAGTGTCATGCGTCACGAAGGATGGCATGCTGCTCAGGATTGTATGGCAGGAACTATTGAAAATAGTATGATTGCTATCATCAAACCAGAGGAAGAAGTTCCTATGCTATGGCAAGTGATGGTTGAGAGAACTTATCCTCCTGCTTCTCAACCTTGGGAAAAAGAAGCAACCTGGGCAGGTAAGACAGCGGGAATGACTCAAGATGCCCTAGAGTCTTGTGCCCGTGGCACTATGTGGTCTGATTATGACCCCACTCCTATGACTCGCGAATGGTTGGTCAAGAACGGTTATCTCGCTAAATAAAGTTGCCTCTGCTGGTGACTCATGCCTGACGAAGTAAAGAAAGAAGAAGTAAAGAAAGAAGAACCTAAAAAGAAAGGTCTTCTTGGTAAAATCAAAGAGGCAACAGATGATAAAGAAGAACAACTTGCGATTCTTTCTACTTTTGTCCGTCTTGGTATTCTTGTATGGAGCGGTGGAATCCTCACGCTGGCATACATTAAACTACCACCTGCACTGGGAATACCAGAACAAAAACTCGATCCCACCTTCATAGCCAGCGTCTTCACAGGGGTTTTAGCTACTTTCGGGGTTCAGGCAGGTAAGAAAGCAAATGGTGCTGGTGGTGGTATAAGCAAGGGTGATATGGAAAGATTGATTCAGGCAGCAGCACAAACTGCACCACATCAAACACTCCGTATTGAGCAAGCACCAGTTACCTTAAAGGTTGATACACCAGATTCTAAAGACTCTTACAAGATGTAATCATGAAACCTTCTCTAAAATGGACCGCTATTGGTGTGGGTAGTTTTATTGCAATCTCCCACATTGGATTGTTAGGATATCTTATTCGTGAACAACCTGAAAGGGTTGTTGAAGTGCCGACAATCAACATTCCCAGTGGTCCATATTCTTCTTACCGAATAGAAGCAGGGAAGGATGGATATACCATTGAATATCACGCAGATGATCCTAAGGTTCTAGAGTCGGAGAGTTCTCTCAGTTCTGATAATGAACGTAGAGGATTCTTTGGTGGAGGAAGGCATAAAAGAAGTGAGTATAGACGTGATCAATATACTAGAGAGGGCACTAGAAACTTAAGAGGTGCAATTGATGATGAGGGAAAGTCTGCGAAAAACATAGAGTGCATCGTGGCGGACGCTGGAGCACGGTCACAAGGTGCAATGGCAGGAACTAGTGTTGCTGCTGGTGTTCTTGTTCCTGCAGTATCAAGCATTCCATATGTTGGATGGTTAGCTGGTGGTTGGGCACTATTGTTAGGAAGAAACATTGGTTCTGAAGCAGGATCACAGGTAAATTCATTGATTAGTGATTGCTAACACAGAGGGGGGTAACACCCCTTTTTTTGTGTAAATAGTTACGTCAAAACTGGATAGGTTTCCCATGTACAGGGAACCACATCTACAGAAAAAATCTAATGAATGTGCTATCATGTGGAGAGAATGGCACTGTTTATGGAAGAATAATGATCCTAATTGCGTAGAAGCAAGAGAAAAATGGAGTAAATGTTGTGATGAATTTAGTGAAATGTTAAGTCAGGAAGTGCGAACAAATAGTAGGTATCACGGTATACGAATGTAATAGATAGTGTAGTTGCAAATACTCATATGAAGTTTATTAGCGGCGTAATTATTGCTGTTGTAGCAGCTATGATATTTTTGTTACCAAAGATGGCATATGCTGTTGACATTACAATGGGATCAAATGGGAACTTGATTTTTGATCCATCTGATGTTACAATTGATGCGGGTGAAACAGTACATTTTGTAAATGGCATGTTACCTCCTCACAATATTATTGTTGAGGGTCGTGCTGATCTCTCAAGAGAATCACTGATGTTTAATCCTGGTGAATCGCAAGATATTTTATTTGCGGATGCTGGAGATTATGACTTCTTCTGTGGTCCTCATCAGGGAGCAGGAATGACAGGCACTATTCACGTAAAATAACACATGGCATATAACATTACATTTAAATTCCCTGACGGGACAGAGAGCACCTTTGAGTGCGATGGAGATACATACTTATTGGATGCGGCAGATGAAGCGGGCATTGATGCTCCATATTCTTGTCGTGCTGGAGCATGTTCCAGTTGTGCTGGAAAATTAGAATCGGGGACAGTAAATCAAGAGGACCAATCATTCTTAGATGATGATCAAATTGAGGATGGATTCCTTTTAACTTGCGTTTCTTATCCTACAAGTGATTGTGTTGTACTAACAGAGCAGGAGGAAAATCTTTACTGATGTTAAGTGGATTGTTTGTATTTGCTTTCATAACGTTGCTAGTTTTTACAATGGAACTAACATGGCCAATAAGATATAGAGGTAACTGATGAAGGTAGGATTAATTGGTTTGGGTCGTATGGGCGAGGGTATGGCTCGTCGTATGATGAAAGAAGGTATTGAAGTCTGGGGTTACAGACGTAACTACAAGAAGGCAGAAGAGGCATTTGAAAATGGTTATGTCAGTGGGGTAACCACTGATATTGAAAATCTTGTCAAGCAAGTTCATCATCAAGATGGACAGATTGGTAAAGCACCCGGTATCTTCCAACTTGTTATTCCTGCAGAATTAGTAGAGGACACACTCGATGAGTTACTACCATTACTTGGCGACGGGGATATTATTATTGATCATGGCAATAGCAACTTTAAGGATTC